CGCCTAAAACGCCCACTTTAGGGTACGTCGAAGCATTGCTGCCTGTGACGAGGTAACGGCCCATCACGCCAATGTAATAATTGGAGGTAGCAGTCAAATTAGAACCATAAACCTGACCCTTTACGCCTTGGGCGCTCGAAGGAGCCGTATTGGTGCTGCTGCCAAAAGGAGAAACTGGGTTGATTGTGCTGAGAACGGCAGCGAACGGGGTCGCCGTATTGGTGCCGGTTACAGTCACATACGGCTGGCTATCCGTGCCAACAATAAAACCATTTTCCGACAGGACCGGACCCGTAAAATGCGTGTTAGCCATTAAAATATCCTCACATGCGAGTTAGGCACATCTGTCTGCATGTCGTCAGCCGGGGCTGTCAGATGCACCGGGATACCCCGGAAAAACCCCCCCACCAGTTTCCCAGTGGAGGGATAATTTAGTTTGAATTAGTCGATTTCCGTAGTCTTGTGACCCTTGGGGGACGTACCCGCATGGGCCGAAGACAGCGGCGACTTATCCGAACCGGCGCGACCGCCAGACTTGCGGGCCTTACGACCAGCGTGAGCCATGGAATTGCCACCATGAACCTTGCCGACACTCTTCTTCTTCGCACGGCCACCCGACTTACGCTCTTCAGCTTCGTCGTTGACATTGCTCTGATAGGTGTAGCGCATGTTCTTGGTCTTCAAGTCCTGCTCATACTCCTTAGTGCCAGACTTAGGGGAGTCCATTTCCCCACCGTTAGCCTTACCTTTGCGACCTTTCATGGGTCTCTCCTGAAAAATGGGGCCTCCCCGGTTAAGGGGAGGCTTACCGATTACGAGGTTGGGAACGAACCGAAGATTGAACGGAAGTTGTAGTAGCCGAACGAATAACGCTCGTAACCCTTCACAAGCAGGTTGTCGGTAACAAAATCGACCTGCATGTCGGTTTCAAACTTTACACGTTCCATATACGACAGACCGTCAATGTTGGTCAGCAAGAACCACGCATAGGGCGAGGTCAGGAAGTCGTTGACCATGTACGATTCCGGCAGACCGCCAGCGGTCATGAGAATCGCGTTGACATCATTGTCCGCACTACCCGGACGCAGTTCCGTCTTGCACAGACGGATAGCAACCGGCTCCAACTGGGGAGGAACAACCAGCTTACGACCACGGGCGAAGACCTTCAGGCCAGCCTGATCTTTGAAGTTCGTGCGGATTGCGATCATCGCATTCAGCAGCGTGGCTTCGTTAAGATCAACCTGAGTTGTTGGCGTATTCGCCACAGTGCCGCCAGTGATCGGATGGTTGAGGGAGCAAAGAGCCACCCCGTCACCGCCAATGGAAGCATTGTAGGTTTCAGCAGTATTCAGGAGGTTCGCGCCGTAGATTTCCTTGGTCTGCTGAAAGGATTCGATCAGGCCGAGGTTGGACGGGTGGAACTGGGTCTTATACAGGTTGTCGTCAACAGCCTTGCGAGTGATCGCGTAGCCGAGGCCGATTTCCGTATGTTCCTGATTGTAGATAAAACGCTCACCAGCGTTATTATCGAACGCAGTCTGACCACCTTCGGTCTTCAACTGAGCCAGACCGAGGTACTGCATTTCGGCAGTACGTTCGAGGGCCATGTTCGAGTTATGCTTGGTGAAGATTTTATCGTACTGAGACGGGATCATCTCGTACTTGCCTTCTACGCCGCGTAGGCCGGGGAGCAAAAGGTCTTTAATCGCACTAAGATTAACAGCCATTGGTCAAACTCCTTTAGCTGATGCCGGTCGGACCAGCGCCATTGGTGCGCATGATCTGGTTGTTGAACCCAACAACGACATGATTGTAAGCAGACTCTGGGTCCGCGCCATTCGCTCCCGGCGGGAACGTAATAAGATCGACTACGATAAACGGATAAGTGACCGTAGTGCCGAGGGCGTTCAGATACGCACCAGACTGACCGGTGCTGGTATTGCCAGAACCGATAGCATACTGAGCGTACTGGCCGACAGGCGAGGTGCCATACACAGACGGACTGCCGCTGATGTTGAACGTCGTGCTGTTGCCCATGACAACAAAGCGAGCATTCGGATCGTCAATAACGTAGACGATGACATCGGTGGTCGAATCCGTACCCGGCCAGTAACGCGACCACACGGTGCGCTTCTGCGAGGTGGACAGGTACTGACAACCAACAAAAACGCCAGCCAAAGCCTGTGCGCTAGAGGGGTTGCCCTGCACGATATAACCAGTCGCACCATTCTGCTGAACGGGGTCGCCAAAATAAATGGCGGCAGCGTTATAGGCAGTGCGGCGAGCAGTCTGGGAGAAAGTCGGAGCGCCACCAGCGCCACCGTAGTATTCTAGAAAACCGAAAGGCGCGTTCGCATTCGCCATGACGGGACTCCTCTTCAGGAGGCCATCATCGCTCATCGTGGCGAAGATAGGGCCGGGGTTAATTATAACCCTCCTCATCGTGGGAAGGTAGGCGCGTATGCGCTTGGGAACAGTATATACTAAATATGGGACTCTCTGTAAACGAATGTGGCCCAACAAAATTCGGCTACTAAATGTACGAAAAGAAACCCACGCCAGTTTCCCAGCGTGGGCTGCTGCAAGGCGTGATTTATCAGTCTTTCGGAACGGGCAGCGGCGCGTAGGACTTGTTGATCTTCGGAGCGGCCTGAGCATGGTCTCGCCCAAACTGACCCTGCGGAGCCGAACCAAGCTGTTCTTCCTTGGCCCGCATCTGCAAACGAGCGCGACGGGCGTCGGCATCCTTAAACTGACGAGTAACCTCTTCAGGACGCTCCATCAGGATCATCCCTTTACGCTCGATTGATTTAGCGGCCCCGATAGGCATCATTTCCGGGTGACGCTTGGCCGGTACAGGCTCCCAGCCAGTACGGTGCAGAGAGGTCATGTAGGCCGGGTCTTCCTGATTGAAAAGCGTGTTGCGCTTCCATTCGTAGGTCCAGCCGTCCGGGGCCTTGGGGGTGCGGAAGGCGTCCTGTCCCTCATCAGCCTGACCAATATTGCCCATAATTTCCTGCGCCCTCTTTGCGGCGGCAGAACGGGGATCGGGTTCGCGCATTTCGGCCCTCATAGGCTGACGGATGGAAACAGGCTCAACAGTCTCAGGGTCAACTTTCCGGGGACGCCCACGGCGCTTTGCTACAGGTTCCATTAGTTCATTTTCCCTTCTTTTTTCAGGTCCATCATGTTTTTGTGGTACTCGGCAGGGGTCATGCCCATCATTTTAGCCATGTCGGCCTGTTCGCGGGTCAGGGTGGCCCGGTTGGCAGGCGTTCCCGTTCCGTTCCCACTGCGGCTCACAGGCGTGGCAGCAGGAGAGGCCCGTCTCTGGGTGGGTGCAGAAGCCGCAGACATAACAGGTTCGGCGTCATAGACCGGCTCTGCCCTTCTGGGGTTCATTTTCAGCGTATCTTCGACGAACTCAAAGTATTCGTCGCTGTCAGCCGGGATTCCGTCTGCCGTGGCGATATTATGGGCCGCAATCATCTTCTGCATCAGCCGGGGATCGGTCACACACTGGGGGTGGGCGCGAACCCAGTCCGCAGAGCGCGGGGAAAGCTGGCTTGCGAACTCCTCAACGGGGTCCATACGCCTTTCCATAGGCTGAACCCGCTGCGGGGTCTGGCTTTCGAGGCTTTCCTTGCCCAAACGAAGCTGGTTTAGCTTCGCAGCCGTCTCCGACATGGCATAAGCGATGTTTGCCGCCTGTTCATTATCCCCGTTAGCCGTCGCGTTAGCATAATTGGCCTTCAGGATTTCCGTTTCGCGGGTCATTGACTCAATTGCACCGTTTACAAGGTGCAAATTGGCCTGATGAACGTCGGTTTCGGCCTTTGCAGCGGTATTGCTGCTCTGCCTAGCCCGATTTTCGGCCTCATACCGGGCAGCACGCTCGGTCTCAATCTGCTTTTTCAGGTCCGCAATAGCCTTTTCATGGTTTGAAGCACTAGCTTCTACCGGTTCAGGCTTTTCTGTGATCTCAAGTTCAAGTTCGGGCTGGGTCTCCGTGGCTTCCGGGGCCTCCAAAACAACCTCAACCTCTTCTTCCTTTTGCTTTTTTGCCATTTTAATTGGTCCTTTCACCAAATCTTGTCAGGTACGTCGATCTTCCCGCGCACGGAGGTGTCATCCAGCATCCGGCACAGGACGCCATTGACGGTAATCGGCCAGCCATCTGAAGGCCGGAACACGATCCAATCGTCCAGTTCAATGTTCATGTCCTTGAACCACAGGCTGTCATCACCCTCGAAAGCAGCCGGACCCTTCTTCAGGACTAGGCCGACCTTCGACTGGTATTGGTCTTCGGCGCGGTGAGCGTCTGGCAAGAAAATGCCGCTCTTGGTCTTTTCCGGCCTGACATAGACAGCAATCAAAATCTGGTTGTTATAGATTTCAAAGCTATCTGTGTTCCCGATTTGTTCTTTTAGAACTACTTTCGGGTCTGCGTCGTGTTCCATCATTCTAGGAGGCATAGGTATCCCTTTAATACTTAGCGGTTGCGTTGTTCGGATGCTTCTTGGGCTATTTCGATCATGTCTTCCATGTCGTTTAGAGCCGCGATTTTCCCCATCAGATACTTAAAATCAGCTACATTTTCGTAAGAGTTAACTGACAAATTATCCTTTAAATCCAATATCCTATGAGCAATCAGACGCTTTAATTCGCGCTGAAAAACCGTATCAATTGTTTGCATGAAACCCCTTTATCAAGCAAAAAAATGGGCCGAGGTTTCCCCCGGCCCACTACATATAGTTACTAATTACCAGATTGGCAACTTAGACCGGCTTGACATACTTCTTCTTGGCAATCTCGATCTTCTCAAGGCGACCAAGCCCGCCGCCAGAACCAGCGTCCATATCCTCGTAGGAACTATAGCTGCGGTGACCGACCTTGCCGCCAGACTTGCGCGGCATCGGCGGCATACCCGGAGGCGGACCACCGACCGGGGGCATACCGGGGGGCATTCCACCCGGCGGCATTCCCGGAGGAGCGCCCATCGGCGGCATCGGGGGCGGCGGGGGCGGCATTGGACGGGGCGGCGGGGGCATCGGAGCGCCCGGAGCCGGAGGCTGGTTGTCCATCTTGTGCGGGTTGATGATGATGTTGATGTTGGTCTTGCCGCTCTTCTTGGACTTGGGAGCGTCATCATTCATCGCATTCAACAGGCCACCACCCGTAGCGCGGGCAATACGGCCACCGGTCGGACGGGTGCCGCCAGTGTAGTTGCTGCCCTTAACGGTCATAGCCATGCCGCCACGCTTCAGACCGCTCTTATCTTCCACCCTGTCCATCAATTCGTCTTCGGTCATAGCGCGGGGTTTGCGGGTAGTCATGCCAGCAGTACGCTGGCGGTGTCCCAGAATGGTCTGGGCATCATTCATCTGGTCCAGATACTTTCCTTCGGCAGAAGAATTGACACCCTTCATATTGCGGGCAGCTTCAGCCGCATCCTTGGAAATATACCTCAGTTCCGCATCTGATTTAGAATGATACGGGTGTCCCGAAAGGGGGGTTCTGCCACCACCGGCCTTCTTAGCCGTGCCGCCCTTCTTCAGCTTCAGTTCAGAATGCTTGCCGCCGTGTTCAGACTTCTCATGCTGGCGGAACGCCTTCTTAATCAGCTTCTTGTCCTGCGCTTCGTCAACCTTGCCGCCAGCCTTGCGGAACTGCTCAGGCAAATCCTTCTTGGCCTTAAACTTGTTGTACTTGTCAGCCATGATACGCGAACGGGCTTCGTCAAACATGTCCTCATCAGACTTGGTGGTCTTGGGACGCAGGCCGGTCTTCATATCGCGGCGACCCATAACCTTGGCAGCAGCCATACGCTCTTCCGGGAACACGGTGTCATCTTCCATGCCGCCGCCGTAAGCCTTCTTCTTGACCGCGCCACCCTTCTTGTAGACCGGGGGGCGGTTGCTCAGGTTCAGGCGGTCCTTGGCAACGATGTTCATGCGGGGGTCAGACATCATCATCCCGCCGTTCATCTTACCAGCGCGGCCACCGGACTTACGGGGCAGCGGCGGGTCAACA